TTTGATGCTGTCCGGGGAGTCTATATTAAATTGGTGCTTGTTGTATGATGAACATGCATCAATGCACCTATTCAAATCATGCGATGACGCTAATATTCCATGTTACACAGGCACACCGGATTGCTAATAATGAAAAACAAAAAAATAATCGACAAATTAAAGAAGAACCAAAAAAGATATTTTGATCTTAAAAATAGAAGATTAAAAGAATCAACATGCTGTCGATATACTCTCAAAAAACACGACACATATAATACATTTAATGTGTCTCCGAGTATGTCAGTCATGGACAACAGAGAGTGTCGGGACAAATCTGGCGGTAGAGATATTATATACGTACAAGATGAAATATTAGAAAATCATTATATTCTATTAAATACCATAGAAAACATTAAAGCCATCGCATGTGTTCATAAGAAAAAATGGCTACCAAACATAAACTCAACCGCTAAAGAAGAAAACATAATAACAATTGAAATTTCTGATTCTAATAATGCACAATTGTCGTGCGAACAGTGTGGAATACAGGGTGGGATTTCTACACCACAGAAAAATCCTCTTGGTGTAGAAATAGAATCTACGAATTTATATATTATTGCATCTGATAATGAATTTAATCCCCAAAATTTTATTGATGATTATTCTGAAAATAATGAATTTATAAATTCAGATGGTTTAAATTCTTCTGGGTATGGAACTCATGTTTCTGCAACCAGACAAGAATTATCAGATTTTGGTGAGTTTGGAAAGAATTATTTTTATAAATCGTGCGATAAAACAACACCGTGCTGTGATAATTGTTATTCTTATCCTAAGGGGTTCTGTATTTCTACACCAAAATGTAGATGGGAAAATGAAAATAATGTTAAAGTTTTAAATTGTACACATGACAGTTTTTGTTTTGACAGGCTTATCGACATATCGAATAAATTCCCATCTGAGTTTTATATTTCTAATTTAGACACATCACAAAAACAAACATGGAATTCCATAGTAAAAAACAAAAAAACATCCAATAATCAAAATACTTCTAGAAAGAAACTTTTTGTTACTGAATTACATAGATGCATGTGGTTCGATTGTAATTCAAATTCTCCAAATAGCCCCTGTAAAAAATATAATGAGTGTTAAATTTGTCCTTGACAATTGTATTATTTAATGTATCATTTTATAAATTCTAAAGGAGAGTTTTATTAATATGGAAGAAAGTATGAATCAAACCCCACTTCCAGGCGAAGCGTCCAAAGAAAGGGGGTGCAACTGTGGTAAAAATAAAAAGAAATTTAAAGAACAAGATCTTCCGGATCAAGGGGGATTCTTTAAAAAGAAAATGAGTATGGTCCAGAATTTTGCCACCTCTCTCACCTCCCGAGGACTTGGCAATAAAAAGATCAACAGAGCAACCAAACAATTAAGAGTTTTGAGTTGTATAGGAAATGAACACATGAACGGTGAACTTCCCCCATGTGAACACTTATTGCCGAGTGAAGTTGAGGGTGGAGAAGGAAAGAAATATTGTGGTGCGTGTGGATGTGGAGACCGAAAAGGAACTTGGTTGATTGCAGATTCTAATGAATATAGTAAATTAGATTATCCAAAAGTAACGTGTCCTCTTCAAATGCCTGGATTTACTAACTACAGACCAAGTACCCCAGAAGAAGCAGAAGAGCCTGAAACAAGAAAACATTACATCGAAAATATTTCCTACAAAGAAATGGAAAGAACTCCAGTAACTCTACCCGAAATGACAGAAGAACAGAAAAAAGCAATGGAAGAATCACAAAAAAGAATGGCAGAAGCCCAAAAAAGAAAAATAGAAGAAATGAAAAAGAAGAAAAAAGAGGAAAATAAGTAAAATATAGAGCAAAATTAAGAAGAATAAAGAAAAATATTTTATTATCACGAAGCAACAAGCACCTCTGTAGGGGTGCTTGTTGTTTTATACATATAATAGGAGATTTTATATGGCAAGACCAACTTCAAGAGAAACACTTATAGAATATGCTTTTAGAACTCTAGGTTATCCAGTTGTTGAAATTAATGTTGATTACGAACAAGCCGAGGATCGATTAGACGATGCCTTGGATTATTTCGTTGAAAGACATTTCGATGGCGTGGAAAAGGCATATTTCACATATAACGTCACAGCAGACGATGTAGCAAACAACTACATTGACACAAATAATCTCGGGCCAGTGAACGGTTTTAGTGGAGATGGTCCAACCGGACAAGATATTGTGACTGTAACAAAGATATTTCAATTTGGTGATTTTGCAAATATTAACATGTTTGACGTAAGATATCAAATGGCTCTTATGGATTATTTTGGAATTAACAGAGGATTGGGTGGTAATAGTTCAATGGGGCTTGCAAGTTACGATTCGACAAAAAGATACATTAGCCTGCTGACCGATTTCTTTCAGCCCGAAAAGAATATCAGGTTCAGTAAGGTTACTAATAAATTACACATAGACATGAATTGGGGACAGGAACTAAATGCCGGGGAAAGTTTAATAATAGATGCATACGTTAAATTAGATCCTAACACGTTCCCAGAAATATGGAACGACCGTCACTTAAAAAGATACTTCACGGCATTGGTAAAACGACAATGGGGCCAAAACCTTTCAAAATTCCAAGGAGTTCAATTGCCTGGTGGTGTTTCATTTAATGGAGATCAATTAATAGCACAGGGAGAAGAAGAAGTATTGAGAATTAGAGAAGAAATGAAATCTGAAGTTGAACTTCCCATTGATTTTATGACTGGATAAGCGGAGAACATCATAAATGGCTCGCAACCCATATTTTAAAGAATATTCTGGTGAACAAAACGTCACCGAAGATATAACTATCGAAATCATAAAGATGATGGGGAAGGATATGATCTATATTCCCCGAACTCTTGTGAATGAGGATACCCTATTCGGTGAGGATGATATTTCAAAGTTCGATGATGGTTACGAAATTGAAATGTATATTGAATCGATAGACGGATTTTCCGGACGAGGTGATTTAATCGCAAAGTTTGGTCTAGAAATAAAAGACTCTATAATTTTACAGGTATCCAGAAAACGTTTTGAAAATGCAGTCGGTGCATATGAAAATATCACCCGGCCAAGAGAAGGAGATTTAATTTACTTTCCTTTGAGCAAAACACTTTTTGAAATCAACTTCGTTGAACACGAAAATCCATTCTATCAATTAGGAAAACTATTCACCTACAAACTAACGTGTGAAACCTTCACTTATAATATGGAGGAGATTGACACCGGAATCAGTGATATTGATACCGTAGAGGAAGAGAGAAAGAAATTTGCTATTGAACTCACTCTGGGGGATAGGATTAGTTCTAGCACCTATGTGAATTTCTTTGAGGGTGAAACTGTATATCAGGTTATTGGTGTTACTGGTGGTTCGGCGCTGTTGGAGAATGCTACTTCCACGGCAACTGCTACCAAATGGGATGGAGACACAACTAAACTAACAATCACTAATGTGTCTGGTTCGTTCTCTACTGACACCGATGAAACTATTAAAGGTGCTGTGTCTAATGCAGAATATGAAGTATCTTCTAAGACTACCACAACTATTATTGTTCCACAAGAACCACAGGATAATGCACCGGCTGGTGATAATGACAATATAGAGTTAATTAGAGATATGGAAGACATCTTTGATTTTACTGACGTTGATCCTTTTTCAGAGGGCGGGTACTAGAAACAACACTTTAACAAGGATATAAAGAGGGCTACTGATGTTTACTCAATTCTATAATGAAGCAATTCGAAAACTCGTCATTGGGTTTGGTTCTCTATTCAATGATATTAATCTCGTTCATAAAAATTCTGATGGTACAACAAAAGAAACTATTAGAGTTCCGATATCATATGGACCAAAAGAAAAATTCATTAGAAGAATTCAAGAATCTAGTTCCATTTCAGATAATACGAAAGTTCACATATCACTTCCTCGATTGGGTTTTGATCTTTTAAATTTCTCCTATGATCCTATGAGAAAAATCAACAAACTGGGAAAAACAAAAACAGCCTTGAGCAGTCCCCAAACAACTTTCAATTATAGAGAAGTTCCATACACAATTACATTTGGACTATATGCATTCACCCGAACTATGGATGATAATTTACAAATAATTGAACAAATTACACCATATTTTAGTCCAGAATTTATCGTGTCTTTAAACGTAAATGAAGTAAACAAAAAAGTTGATATACCTATTATTTTAAATTCAGTTTCAACAGTCGAGGACTATGAAGGTAATTTTGATTTTAGAAGAAGTATTATAAGTAGTTTTGAATTTACAGCAAAAACATATGTTTATGGTCCCGAAAGAACCACTAAGGTTATTCTAGATTCTTATGTTGATATATTTGGTGTGACAGGAGATGCATGGCCAAGTATAAATGATGCACATGATGTTAGAGTGAGAGCAACCGGGTCTACGGCTGGTGAAAGGAGCGATGTATTCTATGAGTGAAAAGAAATCTGTTAATGAAAAATTATCGGATGCTCTCGATGTGGAATTTGAAGGTAAGGAAATAAAACCCGTACGGGTAATCAAAACACCACCAGAGGTAACAGATGATCTAAAGAAGAAACAATTAAACGCCGATTATGATCTTGCAAGAGATAATATGAGAGAGTTGATTGATACCGGTAAAGATGCCATTGAAGGCATCCTTAAAGTTGCATATGAGGGAGATTCTCCCAGAGCATATGAAGTAGCATCTCAAATGATAAAAAATGTTGCCGAGATTAATCAGGACTTAATTTCTATTCATAAACAAATGAAAGAAATTAATAAAGAAGAGATTAATATCAACCAAACAAACAACAATTCAATTTATGTTGGTTCAACAAGTGATCTTCAAGACCTAATCAATCAGGCACGAAGCAGAACCAAGGCTTTAACGGACAATAATAATGGTTAGTAAAAAGGGTGGCTACTTGGGGAATGTTAACCTCAAAGAAGCCGGTGTGAAAATAGACTTCACGAAAGAACAGGTCGAAGAATACGTTAAATGTTCACAAGATCCTGAATATTTTATTGAAAAATACATCAAGGTAGTGTCATTGGACGAAGGTCTAATTCCATTCAATTTATATGATTATCAAAAAGAAATTGTAGATATTGCTCACGGTAACAGGTTTGTTATTGCAAAACTTCCCAGGCAGAGTGGTAAGAGTTTGACTTTCATTTCGTACATTTTACATTATATTCTATTCAATCAAAATATGTCTGTTGCTGTTCTTGCAAATAAACAAGCAACAGCAAAAGAAATTTTAAGCAGGCTTAAACTTACATATGAATATATTCCAGTGTGGTTGCAACAAGGAATAATTGAATGGAATAAAAACTCCCTTCAACTTGAAAATGGTTCTAAAATTATTGCTTCTTCGACATCATCTAGTGCAATTCGTGGTGGTTCTTATAATCTCGTAATGCTTGATGAATTCGGACACGTTCCAAACAACGTCGCGGAAGAATTCTTTAGTTCGGTATATCCGACTATCAGTGCCGGTCAAACAACTAAAGTATTCATGGTGTCCACCCCAAACGGTCTAAATATGTATTATTACTTCTGGAAGGGTGCCACCAAAAAAGAGGGAGAGCCCGGAAAGAATGAATATAAGGCAATTGAAGTAAATTGGAACGAAGTTCCGCAATATCCTGGCGGGCCTCTTAGAGACGAAGCCTGGAAAAAGAAAACAATTGCCAACACTAGTGAGCATCAATTTAAAATTGAATTTGAATGTCAATTTATTGGCAGCCAAAATACTTTAATAGAATCCGAAAAACTCAGAGATTTGACATATTCCGAACCTTTAATTAAGAATAATGATGGTCTGTGGATATATAAAAAAGCCAGAGAAGACAGAACATACTTCCTAACAGCAGATACCTCTAGGGGCCAGGGGAATGATTATAGTGCATTTTGTGTAATTGATGCTACAGAAATGCCCCATAAAGTAGTAGCACGATACCGAAATAATATTGTTTCCCCGATGGTGTTTCCTACGGCCATTGTCGCTGTGGCAAAACAATATAACGATGCCTACGTGTTGGTTGAAGTGAATGATATTGGCGGTCAAGTAGCAGATATTGTTCACTATGATCTAGAATATGAAAATCTTCT